ACGACGGCCGCGTATACGTCGGCCCGCTTCGCATTGGAGGAGCACGAGTATGGAGAAAACCTCCTCAGTAGTCCTGCCGCCGACCATTCCCGGTTTGTGTTCATGCGAAATACACCGCGCGATTGGGACTGGCGAGATGAAGGACAGCCCGGCAATCCCGATACCGGAGAGCCCGCAACCGGCTGGTATCACGCCAACCCCGCCCTTGGAGATTTCCTCTCAATCGGAAACCTCCGATCCGAAGCCGTAGAGGCCGAGTCCAAGCCAAGCGCAGAGAACGCGTTCCGCGTTTTCCGCCTGAATCAGTGGACTTCGCAGGCTGAGCGCTGGATTGACATGCAGACGTGGGACCGCAACGGCGGCGAACCGGTCTTGCGTGAGCACCTGGCGGGCCGTTGCTGCTATGCCGGGCTCGACCTGGCGAGCGTTTCCGACTTCACGGCGTGGGTGCTGCTTTTCCCCGGCTCGCCGGAGGACCCCGAAGCCGAGGGCTTCACTGTGCTGCCGCGTTTCTGGCTGCCGTCGAAGGCGCTTAAGGCCCGTGGCGTTCAGCGCGCAACGCTTGAGTACTGGCGTGACATGGGCTGGCTGACCATCACCGATGGTGACGTTACGGACTACCGCGTTGTCAAAGAGGAAATCAGCAAGGACGCCGAAGACTTCTGCATTGACTTGTTCGGCTATGACCCGTGGAACGCGACCAACCTGGTTACCGAGCTTGAAGACGGCGGGCTAGAGGGCGTTAAGGCGCCGCAAACGTCGGCGCGAATGACCGACCCGTGCAAGTGGATGGAAACCCTTCTAGCTGAGGGAGTTCTCCGGCACGGCGGTAACCCGGTTCTCCGCTGGATGGCGGACAACGTCGAGGTTCAATACACGGCGGATGGTCTCTTTAAGCCGTCTAAGGCCAAGTCTGGCGACAAAATCGACGGTATTTCAGCGCTTTTGAACGCGCTTTTCGTTGCTTTCACGGAGGATGACGCGGACGTGGGCTTTATCAGCCTCTCCGATGAATAGGGGGTGTGCTGGTGAAGAAGCGTAACCGCACGGCGGAATGGGTGGCCGCGCTGATCGAGTCCGCAGGGCTCGGCCTGATCGCTTTCGGTGCGAGCCTCATCTACGTGCCCCTTGGCCTGCTGATGTTGGGCTCGCTGCTGGCCCTGTGGGGCTGGGCGCTGTCCCCGAAGGGGCAGGGTGCGATGAGTGACGCGGAGCGGGGGCCTGAGTACCGGTGACCCTTCTCTCTCGGATCGAAAAGCGTACCGGGGGGCTCGGGTGGCTTTCGTCTCAACCCCCGGTTGACTGGGTACGCAATGCGTTCCTGGCGAATGACCCGATCTTTTCCGGCAAGAGCGTCAACGAGCAGACGGCGATGCAGGTTAGCGCTGTCTACTACTGCGTTGGCCTGATCACGGACGCCATTTCGTCTTTGCCGATCGAGATATTCAAGGAATATCCGGACGGCACCACGGCCTTTGTGCGCGCCCCGACGTGGCTGCGCAAGCCCAATTACAGGATGACGCCGTTTGACTTCTGGCAGCGGGTCTTCATGTCGCTGCTGGTCGCCGGTAACGCCTACATCTACACCCTGCGCAACGGCGCCGGGGACGTGGTCGAGCTGTGGCCCATTCACCCGTCGTGGGTGTACCCCTTCCCGAAGGAAGGGACGACGGACATTGTCTATTCCGTCAACGGCGTGGACATGGATCAGACCGAGATTCTTCACATCCCGGCCCTGTCGATGCCCGGCTACCTGACTGGCCTTAGCCCGCTTGAGGCGGCCCGGCAGGCTATCGGAATCGGCATGGTCACCGAGGAGTTCGGGGCGCGGTTCTTCTCGCAAGGCGCCTACATGTCCGGCATCATTCAGCACCCCGGCAAGGCCACCAAGGAAGAGGCGCTTCGCCTCAAGGAAGACTTTGTTAAGAAGCATCAGGGCGTGGCCAATAGCCACGCGGTCGGCGTTCTGACGGGTGGTGCCTCATGGCACCCGATCACCATCACGCCCGAGCAAAGCCAGTTCCTACAGACGCGGAACTACACGAAGGCCGATATCGCCCTGTTCTACAGGGTGCCCGCCTATCGGGTTGACCCGGCGGTTACTTCGTCCTGGGGCCGTGGCGTTGAGGAACAGAACTACGCGATGGCGCAAGACACCTTGCACCCGTGGGCGGCCCGCGTCGAGCAAGCCATTTCGACGTTCCTCCTGCCCGGCTTCCAGCAAATGCGTTTCAACATGGACGCTCGCCTTCGGGCGAAGCTGAGCGAGCGCTACCAGGCTCACGCGCTGGCCATTCAGAACGGCATGAAGTCGCCTGATGAGGTTCGCGCCGAGGAAGGCATGGCGCCGATTCCGAACGGCGAGGGGAACCAGTGGTATCGCCCGGCGAACATCATCGGCATTGATGAGGATCTGCCGACCGTGGGCGACTGGAAGAAGATCCCGGGCCAGGTGGACGGGGGCGAGCTTTACAGCCCCCCGCCGGCTCCGGACCCAACAGCGCCAACAGAGCCGGACGCGGACGACGAGAACGGGGGAAAGAAGTCGTGACGTTGCTCGAACGTCGGTCCGTTGCGACCGAGTTTGACATCACCAATTCCGGGAGCGGATTCCGCTTCACCGGCTACGCCGCGAAGTTCGCCACGAGGTCACACGACCTCGGGGGTTTCGTGGAGACGATTCGATCGGGCGCGTTTGGTCGCGCCATCGGTGAGGGCCAGGACGTGAGGGCGCTCATCAATCACGACCCTCAGTTCATCTTGGGCCGTACCACCTCGGGAACGCTGAAGCTGACGGAAGACACAACGGGCCTTCACTACGAGGTGGACGCGCCGGACACGTCCTATGCACGGGACCTTGCCGAGTCGATGAAGCGCGGCGACGTGACTCAATCCTCGTTCGGCTTCCGCGTCCGTGAGGACGACTGGCAGCGCGAGGGACGGGGCCGACTCCGGACCCTGATCGACGTTGACCTACTCGACGTGTCCCCGGTGACCTACCCGGCCTACGAGGACACAGAGAGCGGAGTCACCGCGGCACGTGCTTTACAGCTCGCGGCCGGCGCGCACGGCTGGGACTTGTCGGCCGAGCTGCACGACCGGGACATGACGGGTTCGTGGAACCCGCTGCCGCCGGAAGACGACGACGTACTTCGGACCGCGCTTCGCGCGATTCGGCTTAGGGGCCGTGCCTTCTAGGCCAGCTCCAAACACACACAGAGGCTCACCCCTGACGGGTGGGCCTCTTTCGTTTGGCCGCTTAAGGCGGCCCCTTGGGGGAGGTATCCACTTTGAGTAACTACGGGGCGCAGGCTGAAGCCTTGCTGGAGAAGCGGGCGCAGATCTGGGAGCAGCGCAAGGCGCTGACGGACGCGCTGACCGGCGAGCCGAGCGCGGAGCAGCGGAGCCAGCTCGACCAGATGGACACAGACCTGAACCGGCTCGGCGCGGAGGCCCGCTCCATCGTGGAGGAGGGCGAGCGGGAGCGGGACGCGGCGGAGCTGCGTCAGCGGGCTATCGCTCTGGGCGCGAAGCCGGGAGTTTTCACCGGCGACCAGCAGCCGCAGGGGCAGACCGGCCCGTCCCTGTCGGACGAGATTCGGGCCCTGACCCTGCCCGGCCAGGTTCTCACGATCGGCTCGGACCTCTACATCAAGCCTGGCCAGGAGGCTCGCGCCGCGCTGGCTGCGGCTGAAAGCCGTGTCGCTACCACCGGCAGCGCCGCGAACGCGGGCGCCACCATCCCGACGACTTTCGTCGCGCGGGTCCTGGAGTACATGCTCCCGGGCATCGGCGTGTGGCAGTGCCAGCCGACCATCATCACCACCAGTTCGGGTAACCCGATGACGTTCCCGCGTCTGACCGGCCGCCCGACCGTCGCGCCGGTCCCTGAGAACACCGCTTTCCCGACTTCCGACGCGGCATTCAACCAGTTCACGCTGAATGCCAAGAAGTACGGTGTGATCGTCCAGGTCTCCAAGGAGATGGTTGAGGACAGCGGTATTGATATCGCTGGCTTCATCGCTCAGCAGGCGGGCATCATGGCGGGCCGTCAGGTCGCGCATGACCTTCTGGTCGGCGCGGGTACCGGCGGCACTCCTACCGGCGTTCTGACTGGCACTGTCGCGGCCAACGTGGGTACCACCATGGGCACCATCGGCGCCATTTCCGGTGACGACATCATCGCGCTGTATTACAGCATCATCGACGCCTACCGGGGGAACGCGAAGTTCCTGATGGCGGATGCCACCGTGGGCAAGCTGCGCGGCGTCAAGGACGCCTACGGCCAGTACCTCTGGCAGCCCGGCTTGGTCTCCGGCGCTCCGGACATGCTTCTCGGGAAGCCGGTCCACACCGACATCAACATGCCGACCGTGGCCACCGGAAACAACTGTGTCCTGTTCGGCGACTTCTCCACCTACTACGTTCGCCAGGTCAACGGCGTCCAGGTGGAAAAGAGCTTCGAGTACGGCTGGGGTTCCGACCTGGTTTCGTACAAGGTCACCTGGCGCGGTGACGGCGGCCTGTCCGACCTGACCGGCGCGCTGAAGACGCTCGTCGGCAAGTAAGCCGACTGGTTAAGAAAGGGGCAGGCTCTTACGCCTGCCCCTTTTCCCATGCCCGGAGGGGGGTTAGCGCTTGAGGCTTATACGCGGCTATGCGGGCGTGCTTAGCACGACGTTCATGACGGATGAGACTCCGATCGAGGCGGGGCCGGTTACGGTCACTGCCACTAATGCGGCTGGCGCCACGGTTGCTACCGGCGCGGCTAGCGAGCCGTCTACCGGCGTCTACACGTTCGCGTTAGGCCCGCAATCCGTGCTAGGCCCGCTGACGGTTACGTGGGCGGGGGCGACGCTAAGCCAGACGACTACCGCCGAAGTGGTCGGCGGGTTGCTGTTCGCGCTGCCTGACCTGCGAGCTTCCGACCCTGCGTTCTCGAACACGGCTAAGTTCCCAACGGCCGCGCTAGCGGCTGCAAGGGACGCGGTTACGGATGAGTTCTCGCGGATCTGCGGGCGGTCTTTCATCCCGCGCGGCAACACCTACACGACTTTTCTCGACAACACGGGAAGCGTGCTTCTGCCGGATGCCGACCTATACAAGGTGGTTAGCGCGACGGTTGACGGCGTAAGCCAAACCGGCCTAACCATCAACCCTATCGGCGTGGTTACAGGTCTTCCCACGTTGCAGGCGATGACGCTGCAAGAGATGTGGAACGGCTCGATAGGGTCCGGGGCTCCCGGCCCCGGCCTAACCGTCATCTCCTATGAGTACGGCTGGCTAACCGCCCCTAACGACCTTTACCGCGCGGCTATCCAACGCGGGCGGTTCATCCTTGCCTCTATCGCATCGGGCATCCCTGATCGCGCTACGTCTTTCGTGGCGACCGAGGGCGGATCGTTCACGCTTGCCACGCCGGGTAGCGGCGTATGGCAGACCGGTATCCCGGATGTTGACGCGGTGCTAGCCCGATACACCATCGCGCCTAAGGGCGTGGTCGTGGCATGAGCACTAACGCGCTTGTCGTCAAGGCAGCGGTTCAGACCGCTTTACAGTCGGCGGCCGGCTTGACCGGCGTGCCGATCGTGTGGGGGCCAGACCCGAGAAATCAGCCCGTGCAATGGGTGTTGCTCGGTCAAATCCATTGGGATCACGAACGGTGGGCGACGAACCGAACCAAAGAAGAGACGTTCACGCTCGACATTATCTGTGAGGTCATGCTCACGGCGGCATCCGCGTTCGACGCGGAAACTCAGGCCGCTCAGCTTTCCGGGGTCCTTGAGGACATCTTCAAGACCTCTCCCGGATTTGGCCTGGCGGGCGTTGTCACTTCTCTCTACAGCCCTGGGCGGCTGCTCTCTTTTCCCGCTGATGACCGGTGGGTCGGCCAGATGCACGGCGAACTCAAGGTCACAGCACGCACCTAACGGGGGGTTTTCTCTTGACTCAGAACATCGTCTACACAGGTCCACTAGCGGCGGTTGAGACGCCGGACGGGACCGTATTCACCAAGGGCGTTCCGGTCGCGGTTACCGCCGAGCTGGCGGCGCGTCTCCTGCTCCAGTCCTTCGCGGAAGTGAC